AACTTTTGCTTATTTGTTCTTGTATTTTGGTTTTAGGATTAAATTTCTTTGTTCCTTCTAGCATTACATTTTGTGCTCTACTATTAGAAGTTAGCATATAGTCCCATTTTGCCATTAGTTCTCTATTTTTAGTTTTGATAGATAAATCTTCAAATACTGATCCTTTATCAAATAATGCTGCTCTTGTTTTAGCCCATATTCTTTGTTTACTATTCTTTTGATTTGGATTTTCTGATAGTATTTCAGCTATCTTTGATTCTTCATCTTCTATTGGTGTATTTTCTGATGTATCTTCCTTTGTTTGAACTGGTGCGATAGTTTCTTTCATTGTTTGTACTTGTTCTTTTAAATCTTTTATTGTTTCTTGTAATGGTGCTATTGCACTATTTACTGCTTTTTTTATCTCTGGTAAATTTGTTTTGGTACCAGTAGATTTATAGTTTTTATCTAGATATTCTTGCCATTTATCAGTATCTTTTAAGTATCTTATATCATCACTAGATGTAGGATTAATATTATCTACATTTTTGATTTGATTAGAGTTGAATACTATATACTCGTTTCCTCTTACCAATTCTTTTGCAGATTTAAAAGTTTTACCATCATTATATAGTTTTTTTATCAATTCAGTTTTATCTACATTTTGAAGTGGTAATATAATACCATCATATCCTAATTCTTTTAATCTGTCTTGCATTTTTTTATTTGTTCCAAGTTCATCCTTTAATTGTGCAATAGCTCCATCGTAGTCTTGTTGTATCATGGTTAAAAAATCTTGGTTATCATCATAAATTTCACCTATTTCTGTTTCAGTAATATCATTTTCTCCTGTTAATATATAAGCTAAATCATTCGCTAATTGTTCGTTTGATATTCCATAATCGGCATATATAGAAAAAGGTTTTTTAATATCTATGTATTGTTTCTTTACTTCTCCTTGTTTAGATGCTTTATTTTCAATTAGATTATCTATCTCTTGCAATATTTTTTTATTCATATTCGGAGGAAGTGTTTCATTATCATTAATATTATATTTTTTGTATATTTCTTTCCTTGCTTCTTCTTGTAGCTTTTCAGTTTTGAATCCTCGTATATCATCTGCTAAATATATATTGTCAGTTAAGTGTATTCCCAAAGTTGAATCTTTTGCTTTGGTTGTTTCACCTAATTTATTTTTATCATAAATTGTAAAACCAGTATTAGGTGTTCCATGATAAACTTCTAGCAATCTACCTTTTTCATCTCTTACCTTACTATCTTTAAAATACTCTTGTTGCTCTTTTGTTAATGTTCTACCTTGATTATCTTCGGATAAAGAAAAAGAACTAGATTTTTCTAGTTCTTCATTTCTGATAATCTTTGAGCTACTTGCATCACTTCCACTTCGCTTACTTCCTCTTTCCTTATTGATATTAAATATTTCATCATCGCTTGCTGTTGAAGTGGTGTCTTCAATACCCTGCCTATAAGGTTTGCTATATCTTCTCTTTCTCCCTGTTGTATCAGTTCTTTCACTAAGTCTTCCTGCATCTTCATCTTTCTCCTTTAATAATACTTTAAATTCACCATTACCTTTATAATAAATACCATATCTACCATTTGTAACTTCTACATAATTTACACCTGGTTTTATATTAGAATCGGAATTTATTATGCTAGATAATATTGCATATTCTTGTTTCCCTAATTGTAATTCAGTAGCATTATTATACTCTTTTTCATTAAAGTTTGCAACTCTCTTAATATCGTATTTTGCTGAACTGTCAATATTTACTTGATTGTTCCTATATGCTTGTTCCCATTTATATTGCAAATCATTTATGAACTGATTTTGATTTTTATAGCCTGTGAATTGATGCCACAAATATTTTATTTCATTATATATTCTTTTGAATAAACTTGGATTATTTTGTGATAGATTATTTATAAATTCTTGATTACCAAAAAGTTGTGCTGATACATCTGCTAATGCTTCATCTGTTATTTCATTAGCATTATAATTTTTTAATAAGTTCTCAACAGCTGAATTAAACTCTGCATTACTTTTTCTATAATTTTCTATCATATTTCTCATTTGCTTTGTTCCAATAGCATGAGTTAATTCGTGTATAGCAATAAATTCACCTGTTCTTGATGAATTTGGATTTATTGTTATAATACCATTTACATATGATCCATTTGCTACATTTCCATTTTCATCTTTTAAGTTTTCATCTAATCTTATCTCAACATCTTTGTCTTGAACTATTTTTTCTAGCATCCCTATATAGTTTTTAGTTTGCTCTGAATTATTCCAATATTTAGATGCATCCTTTCTTAAATTATCTATCTTAACATTATCACTTTTTTCGTATATATAATTTTGTGCAGTTTCATTAGTTGGATTTTTTTCAATTTCTTTTCCTAACTCTGATACCACAGTATTTAAATCATTTTTTGCATTATCTATATCTTTTTGAGTTATACTTTCGTTATTGTTAATTTTATTAACTACATTTACACATGTTCCTATACCAGAAGATGCTCCATCTAAAATCAATGCACTTAATGCACCATCTATACCAGAAGTTATCATTCTATTAAACATTCCATCCCAATCAGAATCTCCTAATATTAACTCATTAGCACCTTCTTGTATTGGTTCCATAGCTGCTTCCTGTATGAAGTTATCTGCAACATTTATACCATATGCATTTATTGATTCTTTAATAGCTCCTTTTCCAAGTGACTTAGTACCTTTTAGTAATTGACTAACACCAAGCATTTCAGTTGCACCTTCTGCAACACCTAAGGCAGAACCATATAAATATGCTTGTTCATCAGTAGCACCTCTCTTTATTGCTTCATTCTCATATGAACCTGCCGCAGAAGTCATAAAATATGTTGCTCCTAATGCAGGATTTATTGCAGATAATCCTGCTCCTACGAAGTTATTACCAATACTGGTATTTAATTCTGCAACCTTTTTAGTTACTGGATTTTCTATTGTGTCTATTTTTTCTTGCATTTTTCTAGTTTGTTCATCAGAATAATCTGATAATTTATTTGAAGTATTATCTACAAATTCTTTTGCTCCTTTTGTAAATTTGTTGTCTTTTGGTTCTTGTAAAGTCTCTTTTTTCATCTTATTTAATTCAGGAAAATATTTTTCATCAACTTTGTTTAATACTTCCATATGATCGTTAGTAAATGGGTTGTGTTTTACTAAATAATTTGCAGCATCACTTAAACCTTTTTTAATGCTATCTCCTAGTACTGATACTGCTTTTACACCATCTGAGCTATTTGCAGTTATTTCTGTATTTAAACTATTTAATTCGTTCTCTATTTCTTTTATTCTTGCTTCTTTTGCTGCATATTTTTCAGGTGCTAAATATTTACCTTGTCCTCCTACATTTTCTAACCATTGATTTATTTCTGCTTTTTCTCTTTCTAATTGATATCTGGTATCTTTTAATTGTGTTAGTTTTTCTTTTTTCTCTTCTTTCTCTTTTCTTTGTATATATGTATCACTTTTTACATATTCATTTGCTTTATTTTGGAAAGTTCCTGTTATATCCCTATATATTTTTTGATTTGCTGGAGGTAATAAAATGTTTTTTGTAGCATTAGTTGTATTGTTTTCTTGGTTCGTATTTGCTTTCATAAACTCATCTGCACTAAACTTATTTGCATTATTCAGATTTAAATCTGTTTGCCTTAATCCTGCCATCGTTCTTGTCATACTTGTTTTTGAAAAGGAGCTTTCTTTTACTGGTGCAATTTTTTTCGCTGTTTGATTTGAAGTTGTTTTCTTTATTGAACTTTCTTTCACAACATTCCCTGCATCATCTATTATATAGTTTTCCCCTTTATTCTTTTTTTGTTTAACTAACTTACCATCTTTTAAAACATAATTTGCCATGTACTTCAATCCTTTCCATACCTAACATTTTATATATTTGTTATACCTTCCATCCCAATAATATCTTGTACCATCAGGTGTCTTCCAAATATTTTGTGTTACTGTTTTAGAAACTCCATTTAATGTTTTAGTGTTAAATGTTATAGTATCACCTGTTTTTGATAATTTCTTACCATTTACATTGTTAGGTTGATATCCATTACTAAATGTTCCATACTGAGCATCTTTGTTGAGATTTCCTTGGTAATAATCAGTATTTACTTGATATGTTTTTGCACTTCCACCATTACTTAAACTTGTTCCACCACTATAACTTCCACCGCTGCTATAACTTCTTGATGCTGCTGCCTTAGATAAAGCATATTCTTTTTCCCAATTAGCCTGTTCTTGTGCTGCTTGTTGTTTTTGGAATGCTAATGTTTCATTATATTGTCTTGCTTCTTCTGCAAGTGCCATTTCAGTATTTATTTGATTTAATACATCTTGATATTTAGCGTAATATGTATCTTCTACCTTATTTATTGCATCTGCTTGTTGCATTAACAATGTATTTTTATATTGGAATCCTTCCAACGATAATTCTAATTGAGTTTGTAGTGCATTATATGCAATTTCTGCCATAGCACTATTATTTGCTAATTGTGCCTCTTTAATAGCATTATCATAATTCAATACAGCTTGGTTATAACTTTCTCTTGCACTAGCATATCTATTTTGGTATGTATTATACATACTTACTTTTGAACTCTCGCTATATCCACTATTTATTAAACCACTAGATGCCATTTGTTCTGCATTTGCTCCATACTGATTTGTTTGTTTTTGATAATCTGCATATGCTCCTTTTTGTTCTTTTACATAGTCTTTTTGTGCTTTATCTTTTTGCTGTTCTATTTTACCTATTGCAAAATCAGTATTTGCTTGTTGTATTTCCTGTTGCTTTTCAGCCCATTCTTTACTAGCATCTATTTGTGATTGAAAATATGAATCACTCTGATTTACCATTTGACCATATAAATCTTTTGTTTCGGTTATCTTATCTTGTTTTTGAGTTTCTACTTCTTTAAATCTCTCATCATCATAATTAACTGTATAATTATTACTTGCCATTATTTCACTCCCCCCATTATCGTTTTACATATGCTCCTACATAGCTTTCTAGTGTACTTGAATATAAATAAAATGGTTTTAATGAACTAAATTTTAATTGTATATCTTTCCATTTTTTCATTTTTACTCTTGGTACTACATAACCTTTTGTATTTTCATATGTATCTATTGTTTCAAAATCGTTATTATCTGTTTTTACTGATAAAGTAATTTTTTCACCTTTTATATCTACCACACAACCTTTTTTATTTGTTGTTTTTTGGTAATGCGGATATTTAAATTCATCTTTACATGTTGTCCAATATGCTTCAACTTCTCTTGTGTCTAGATTATTTGTTAGTTTGTATATACCTTCTGATGTACCTAAATAAAGAACATTATCTTTTACTCTTGTACAAGTTATTTCCTTTGCTAATTCCCAATAGTACCATTCATATTCCCAATGATCTTCTATTGTAGATTTCTGCCTACTATCCGCTAAATAAATCTTATTTCCTATTATAACTAGCAAATATCCTTCATATTCTTCTAACAACATATTTTTATATTCAGATTCATTTAATAATTTAGCATCAACTAACGAACTTCTATGTGATAATAATTGTTCTGTTGTAATATCTCCTGATATAGCTTCCATACCTCTATCACTGAAAAATACTATATCATCATTAAAATTTATCGCTCCCGCATTACATCCTATTGCAATACTAGAATGAGTACTAGGATATACTTTTCCTGCTTCACTATCTATTGTTGGATTATGATAGAATACAGTTGTATTTGCTTGTGATGGTTCCTTAAATACCCATAAAGCATTATTTCCTGCTACCATTTGTTTTACTGGTGATAAATCTAGTCCTTCATTATAATAGTCTAAATCGCTTACATACCTAGGATTATTTAAGGCACAATTAAATATTGTGTTAGGATAATCTTTATTTCCACTAAAAAATACCCTATTATCAAATACTGTTAATAAGGTACATTTATCTATTCTATCTCTATAACCTGATATAGTTTTTCTATATGTTATTACTACATTATCTTGTCCTGCTGTATTAGGTTCTTCTGGTGCACTATTAAATGTTATTTCGCCTCTTGTAATATTTACTTCATAATCAGTTTTCAACGTTTTTAATTCATCATTTACAAGAACTATTATTTCAAAATCTGAATCTATATTTTCTGAATCTAATTTATATATTGTACTTGTTCCATCAGCACAAAATGAATTTTTTCTTATTCCTGTTAGTAAGTTTACATCTTCATATATAGTTCCACCACCTGATGGACTTCTGCTGATGCTAGTTGTTGGTATATAACCTACTACTGGTTGACATGTTTCTCCATCATACTCCAAGTAATTTATACCATCTTTAATATATAATATATTGTTATATACAAAGAACTGACTTTTTGCAGGTTTCATACCTGTAAATATTTCTGTATCATTATCATATAGTTTTGTTCCACAATGAACTATTGTATGTTGAATTGAATCTATTTCATAAAAAAAGAGCCCAAATACAGTATTGCTATATAGTTTCAGCAATTCTATATCAGGGCGAGTTTCTATACATTTTCCTAAACTATTTTTATAATTTTTCCATATGTTTAAAGCATCAGGACTTCTTTCTAGTGCTACTTCATCATTACTAAAATCTATACCTCTAAAATTAGCATAATTTCTAGTAATTAAACTTCCACTTATAGAACTCATAAGTCAACACCACCTTCTATTACTACTGAGCCCAACGAATGTCTTGGGTCTAATTGTTGTAACATCTCTTTATATCTATTTGCATATACTGCACCATAATTGTTTGATACATCGCTTTTTAAAACATCTGCTGCAACACCATAAGGCAATATTCCAAGAACATCTATACTTAATTCAAACACATGTGAATCTTGTGTATCAGCATTTATCTGAGTAGGATATTTATAATAGAATATTTCTGCTGTTCCTTTGTCTTTAAACATAATCAAATTATCTATTATTTCACACTTAACACCTCTAACTATTCTTAATTGATAAAAATCATCTATTGTATCAGTAAGTAATTCTTTATTATCTTCTGTTACTTCAATAATTTTTCTAGCTGGTATCTTCTTATGTCTAGAAAGTTCATTTTGTATTTGATTTATAACATAATTTAATTTTGCTGCTATATCAGGATCTCTTGTCAATGATTTCTCGCTTGTATCTATTTCTTCAATTAATGATAGAATTTCTTTCTTGATATCGCCTAATGTCATGACTATACCTCCCTTATACAATTTAATTCATCTGCTGCTTCTGCTATTGTAACAAAATCTTCTACTGGTTTTATATAACCTCTTTGTTCGCTTTCAAACAACAAAACATCTCCTTCTTGTAATTTTATTGTTGTATCGTAAGTACTTTTAAATCCTTCGCCTACTACTTTTGTAATAGAATGTAATACTAAGTTTCTAACTTCTTGTCTTACATGTTTGTTTTCGTATTTAAACTTGGTTTTTTTCGTTACCTTGATTCCTGGATACATATCCAAACTTGGTTTTTTAATAAATCTAATATATTTCATAAAATCCTCCTTACACGTTTACTGGAATTGCACCAGTTAATCTTTTAACGTGATATGTAAAAGGGAGCTGTTACACTCCCTATAAATTATTCTTGTTCGCCTGGATCTTCAACAGATTCTATACTACCATCTTCATGAGTTTCTTCTGATTCTGGTTTTTGTGTAGGTTCTTCTACTTTTTCATCTTTCTTTTTAGCACTTTTTGGACTATTTGTCTTTTTAGTGTCTTTTGCTGGTGTTTTAGGTTCTTTTGTTTCAAGTTCTTTTTCTTCCCTAGAAACAACTGCGATTAAATAGTTTTTAACTGCTTTAATCTCGTTTACCCTTTCATCAGTAAGGTTTTCTATAAATTCACCTACTTTATATTCTTTTCCAGTATATCTATCTGTGAATGACTCGTTTACTATTACTTTGTTATAAAACATATAATGTTATCCCCTTTCCTTAGGCTGTTACAGTTAATGGAATTTTTACAACTTGGATACGAGCTTCATCAATAACCTTAGCACCAAATACATCTAGTCCTCTTATGATATCTTTGAATCTCTTTTCAGCTCTTAAAGCTTCAACTTTGTCTATTTGACCAACAAAAGCTATTGCTTTTCTACCTCTTATATCGCAATAAGCATGAGTTGAATCTTTTGCCATATTATTTGACATGATTACATCAAAGTCATCATATGTTCCAACTTTACCTTTTTTAATATAAGATGGGTTATCAGTTGATAATGTTATTAATTTATTTTTAAATACATTATAAACTGCTGGTGTTATTTCTATTACACCATCTTCATCAAAGTTTCTTTCTCTTAATGCTACTATACCAGCATCTATTGCTGCTTTAACTGCATCCTCAGTTAAGTTTGTTCCAACTGTTACATTACTTGTAACACCTTTTATTAAATTAGCAACATATGTATCTCTCTTTACAGCTAGACCATGTACTGCTTTTGCTTGATATCTTTCTTTTAATCCAGGTACAGATTGTGCTTGGTTAACATCATCAACATAAAAAGCAAAGTAATTTGCTTGGTCTATTGATAATATTTGACCTTTATCTGTCATTTCCTCGATTTCAATATCCTTAGAGCTATCGTATGTTCCTATTGTTGGATCACCTACTCCTAAGATTTTTACTGAACCTGCATGTTTGATATCGCCTTCATATTCTCTTGTACAGTTATCTACTAACTTACATTTTAATTCTAGGTCATCTTGTATTGCTTTTGACCAAATTGATTGAATGAAATTTGTTACTGCCATATTATTTCCTCCTATTATTCCAATAGGATTTAGTTAACTACTTCCAACTATAACTAGATTTCACTACTGCTTTATATAACTCTGGATTTTTATCAAAGTCTTGCTTAGTGAATTTAAGAGCTTCTTCTCTTGTGTAAAACTCTTTTATTTCGCTAGTTTTTTTGGTGTCGCCTTTCATACTTCCTATTGGGTCCACTTTTGGCTTTGGATTAAATTTTGAATACATATTGTATTTTTCTGTAAGTGATAAGTTCGGATTTAACTTACTAGCAAACTCTTTGAATTTACTATCTTCAAGTATTTCCTTACCTATACCCAGCTTAGAAAGTTCAAGAGTTTCTTCATGAACTTTTCTTTCTTCTGCTAGTTTTTTAAATACTAGCTTTTCTCTTGGTGTCATATTATTAACACCTTTTGCTGCTAACTTATCAACCTCTTCAACTATATCTTCATAACCTGAATTTATAATGTCTAAGGCTTCTGCATTAGCAATAAGTTCTAAATCTCTTTGCGAGTATCTAGGTTGTTCAGGAATATTTACTCCCTGTTCTTTATAGAAGTCTGTTAATTTCTTTGTTGCTTCTTCTAGGTTATTTGTACCTAGTCCAGCATTTAACACTTCTTCTATACGAGAATATTTTGCTTTTTCGCCTTCATATTCTCTTCTTATTTTTGATTTTGCTTTCTCTATCTTCCTTGGCATTATTTCATCTATTTTTTTATTTACCAAGTCATCTAGTTCAGCTTGTGTATATAGCTTTTCTTCTGCAACACCATCGTTTGTTGTTGCTTCTGAATTTGCTTTTACACCTTCAACAAGTTCTTCTGTTGCTTGTCCTTCAACATTTTCAGTAGTTTCTACTACACCATTTTCGTTATCATCTAACATAAAATACCTCCTATTTTTAAGTCTTTGCTTGACTATTTCCATACAGTTTATAGACTTAAATGCTTGGTCTGTGTATATAAAAAAGCACCTATTGTGGTGCTAATTCATCTATATATTCTTCTGATGCTACTTGACTATCTTGCATTTGTGCTTCTGCAAGTTGTTGTGCTTGTGCATCAATATCATTATTTAAGAATTGATTTACTCTTTGTTTCATTAATTGTGCCTGTGCATTTATTGTAGCTATTCTTTTTTGTTCTTCTTCCATTAGTTCTATTGCTTCTTCTAATTTTTGCTTTGGCATTACACTATCATCATCAAGTAATTTTACATATATTTTTAATTCGCCTATTCTTTGCTGATTAAAATAACCTGCTTTTAATAAGTTTTCTAAACTTACTTCTTGTGCATATTTATCAAATGCACCTTTTGGTGTTATATCTACTTTAACAATAGCTTTTAATTCTTCTAATACTGTTACTGCAATTCTAACTGGTTCTATTATTGTTTCACCTGTTTTTGGATCTACTATTTCTTCTTCAAGAGTAAGTCCTTCACTTGAATAAACAATAAACATATCCAACCATATTCTTGCTATATCTTCAACAAATGCTTTTAAAGATATTAATTGTTCTACTAATGGTTGTTGTGATGCTTGTTGTACTGCTAATATTGCTTTACCTGATGCATCTTCTGGATTTACATCACCTGTTGCTATATCTCCTGCTCCTGCTAAATCTCTTGATGAATTAATAAGTTCGTTTTGTACTTTCTCTACATCAGGAGACATTTGTGCTGGTGCAACATTTGAGAATATCTTTGATACATCATCTACTGTCTGCTCGTTTACTTCTATTATTGAACCTACTTTATTTATATCACTAGGATTTTGTATCTTTGTTATATTTGCTATCTTTTGTGGATAAGCAGTTTGCTTAACAGTGATAAGTCTTCTCATTACTGTTTTATTTACTTCTATTTGGTTTGCTATTAAGTTTCTTACTTCACCTTCGCCCCTTGCAGAACCTTCTTTTTCTTCCCAAGGCATTATAGATATAGGATAATAAGATAATCCGCTATTTGTTTCTTTAACTATTTCTGCATATCTAGTTGCTTTTGCATACCATATCTTGCCATCGTTATTTCTATAAAACTTTGTTACAAGTGTACACATAGCATCTTTTTCTATCTTTGCTGATTCGCCACTTTCTTCAAAGTAATCATTATCAGCTACTATATATTGTATTTTTTCTTCACTTACTCCCTCTTTACGAGCTAGTTGTTGTAATTCTATAACTGAACGTCTTTGCTTTATTAATATATATGGTTGTCTTTGTATATCTCCATCGTTTTCATTTCCAAAGTAAATATCGTTTTTCGCTATGATTTCATTTATTGGTGTTTGATTTTCTTTATCATAAGTAACATACATTATTCCTAAATCATTTATAGCACTATCTTTACTTACTTTTCTTATCTTTGAATCTAAGTTGTCCTTTTCCCAAACTTTTGCAGCCTTTTTATTAAGCAATTCACATACTTTGTCCGCTTCTTTTCTAAACTCTTTATTTTCAAAGTTTTCTGCACTATAATGTATAGACCAAAGGTTTGCATTTATTATTCCTACTTTGTATTTAACTATTGGTTTTATAAAGTTTAATTGTACTGGTTCTATTCCAACTACTTTTAGACCTTCCCACTGATTACCATTATAAAATCTATAATTCTTATCAGTATCAGAATACATATTGATTCTTCTACAATAATTTTTACCTTGTTCCAACAAGTCCCATATTGCAGTTGTTTGTACTTCTGCTAAATCCATCTTACACCTCCATTAATTGATATCTTTTTGACCTGTACTATCTCCTGTGTAATTGTTTATATTTTCCATGCTTTGTTCTATTCTTTGTAGTTTTATATCTGCCTGTTTTTGTTCTTTATAGTTTTTATAGATTGTTACAGGATTTAATTCAGGCATAACTAATGGTTCATTATTTACTACCTTTTGTGCTACTCTTGCACCAATAAAAAAAGCCATTAGGTTTGTTGCCCCAATAGCTAATATTAAGAATATTGTTTCCATTCTATTCACCTTCTATTTTAATACAGTGATTTTCAAACTTTTTATATGCATCTAAATATAATTCTTTCTTGTCTCCATTATATGTTAGTTCGTAATACATACCATCAAATAATGTTGTAGATAGTAATGCTTTATGATTCTGTAATGTTTTACAATACCATACTACAAAAA